ATGAAGTGAAGTTATTAACGATAATGAGGTTGATATGGAACAAGTTTTCACACGCTTCCGTGAACGTTCAAAACAATCAAACGAGGGTATCTGGCGATACCAATCGAGATATTTGAACTACTCAATGGGAGGGTGGAATCATGTTACTACCCACGAACAATCGTGGGACTCAACCTCTAATGGTAACTCTAGACCTGATCATGACTGGCTTCTAATAAAGAAACAAATTGATCCGATCTATATTAGCGGTAGTATTAGCGCTTACCATGTAGACGACTTCTTTATGCCGTCTTACACTTTTGGTAAGTTCAACGATACTACTGCTTTACCCAACTTCGGCACGGAAAACTGGTCGTCTTTGTTCACATCCGCTGTTGCGAATATGAATCCAAATACGCCTACTCTTGATCTACCTATGATGTTGGTAGAGCTGAGAGATTTTCCACGCATGCTCAGAAACCTTGGCCGTTGGCTAAAGTTTCGGCACGATGTACCCAAAGAAAATATGCATAAAGCGTTCACTGAGTTTTCAGGTCTCATGGTATCCGAGGATCCACGAAACCTAATTCCAGAAACGTTTCTTTCATATCAATTTGGTTGGGCTCCCTTAATCTCTGATATTAAAACTTTTCTCGACGTCCAAAAGGACTGGGAGGATCGTTTGAATTATTTAAGAGATCTAAAGGCAGGTGTAAGACAACGCAGAACACTTGGTTCTGATAAGTCGTCTTACTCGAGTTACTATCCTATTTGGTTGTTTAATAAGTACCTTCTTGATGTTCATTACTCAGTTGAGGAATCAACAGAAATATGGTTTACTTCAACACCCAAATTGGTGACAGATGTTCCAATTCCGATATCAAACGATGCTTCTCAGCGTCCCGAAGGGACGAAATTTGCATCACTTATGTATGGAGTAGGTAGAGCCGATTACTCAACTTTATGGAATTTACTTCCATGGAGCTGGTTCATCGACTACTTCTCCAATATAGGTGATGTTTTAGAAGCTAATAGAGGTGGGATCGAATGGACCTATGATAATGTTAACATCATGGCTCATCGAACTCGCAACTATACGTATGACTCGGCTAACTGGCCAAACGGCATTGACCTCATTAGTACGCCATCGGCGACTCATGAGCAAAAAGCACGTAAGGTAGTGCCTCTGTCTAATCCTGGATTTGCTTGGGAACCTTGGTTAACTCTAAGGCAATCAGCAAATTTAGGATCATTATCGTTAATGTTTCTTCTTGGAAAGAAGAAATAGAACGTCGTGAGACGTACAATCCTATGAAAGGACCACTGCTATGCTACTTGGTACTTATGCACCAGTTGACTCTAACTCTAATGCTGTTTCGCTCACTAAGATTCGCGAAGGTAATTTTACCTCGGAATTTCGTGGGTTAACAGCTGTTACTGGAGAGACAGTTCGCGTTTACGTGAACCATACTCTCCCGGATCGCGGCAAATCAGGTGAATCTCACCTAATTAAAGTCGTGACCGAGTTCCTTGACTCAGAGGGCGTCTATAGCCACTCTAGTCAAGCACATGTTGTTATCAAAACTCTGGACAATGTTCAGGATTCTGATAATGCTGTTCAAGCTCTCACAGTGTTGTTGAACCTAATTGGTGATTCAACCATGCGAGATGCCTTGATCAATGGCGAGAGCTAACGCTCGAGCTATTTCTTCACATGTGGTTTCAACTGGTGTACCAGCAGCTTAGCCTAACCCATTAAGGATTAGCCTATGTCTGATACATTAGCAGTGCTAGACCCTCTTAAACTCATCTTAGACGATGTTATAAGAGAGTTTCCGGCACTATGCGACCCATTAATGGACGATTTTAATCGTCTTAACCTATTAGTGAAAACTCGGGGTGAGACTGTACTTACAGTCGACCTCCCGAAGATTGGAAAACTCTATGATAGAGGTTTCCAAAGTGGAACTTTTGATTACTCGAAAGTTCCGCATTCACTAGGCAGTCGGAGAAAAGATAATGTTATCTTTAAAACTCTTCTTGCTCAAACTTATAGGGCTAATGGTGAACTTGTCTACCCAGAAGCTGAGTTGGTCTTCTTTACGCGTTGTGTATACTTCGCTTATAAGAAGCTCAACCGGCAGAGTCCGATTTCTGCTAAAACTTTGGCAGTTAGGGACTTTCTCGAAGTTGAGAAGTCTCTATCGGAACCTACGAGAAAATGGAATGGGATATGCCCTAACCTTCTTGGTTATCGGCATGTCTCTTTTCGCGATTTCGGTCTGGACAATTCTAGTGATCTACTTCTCGACACCCTTGATAGGGTTTCAGGAATACTGGGCTTCAATCGAAGCCCTGATATTAGAAGTTTCAAGTTCAAGCATGGACCAGGTGCTGTAAGTGATAAACAGCGTGTCGGCGACAAGTATGACCATAAAACATGGCCAGAAAGAGCAAAGACACAACTTCCGTATAGCGAAATCGCCATGCAAGAAGCATTGTTTATCCATCGGGGTGCACTTCCTCAGTGGTCTAACATAGCGGCAAAATTAATCGCCGCGCCAGTTAGTACACTGAAACTTGCGTTACCTGATGAAACTGACACAAAAGGTTATTCATATGACTCAGTCGCGGCAAAGTTAATTGCTGTTCCTAAGACATACGAAAAACCAAGATTAATTGCGTCAGAACCTACAGCCAATCAATTCCTTCAAC